GGCGCACGGGGTAGCCTTCAAACGTGCCCCGCGCCATTTCGTCTTTGAAGTAGAACCCACCCACCTGATCGCGCGCGGTGGCGATGAACCGCGCGATCGTCGGCGCCATGATCCAGGTCGGGCGGATCATCCTGGACATGCCGTTTTGCAGCGCCAGGATGGCCGCAGACGCCCCCGCCAGGATCGCGGTCAGCTGATCCCCAGGCGCGGGCGTCGCGGGCATGGCAGTCACCGTGATCTTGTTGGCGGCAAGGCACAGATTGCGCATGCCGACTGGACCCTTGTCGGTGCCGTCGCCGCGCAGAAAGGCAAGGTCCTCGCGGCGTGCGATCGACTGCACCAAGTCGTCCCGAACGACTTCCTCGACGCCGATCGGGGCGCGTCGGATCAGGTCGTTCGACACGGGCACCAGTCCGGTCAATTTCTTCGCGACGAAGTTCACATCGTCGAACCGCTCTTGCGACACGCCAATGTCGTCGAGTTCGCCTTGGTAGGCGGTGGTCGCGCCGCCCGCGAGGCGTGGAATGGTCAGGTTGCCCATTGGCATGCCGACTTCCATCGGGCCGGCGCCGCGAACCGCAGTCATGGCGCGCAACAACTCGATCAGGTCCGCCATGAAGTCTTGCGGGATCAGCGCGCCACCTTCGCCCGTGATGCCGGCGTTAAGGGCGCGCGCCACGATGTCGTCGCCGAAGCGGTTGGCGATGAACTCCGCCGCCTTTTGCAGCGGCACCTTGTGGAATGACGCATGCATGAGGCCGAGGCAATACCGCGTCGCGCGGATGCCCCGCTTGTCTTTGATGCCCGCGAAGGGGTCACGCTTCGCTTGTCCTGGCACAGTCGCGCCGCGCACGCGGAAGCCACCGCCCGCGCCCTTGTCGTCGCCCTCGCCGTTGCCCTCGCCCTCGCCGTTGTCGTTCAGATCGCTGGCGCCTTCGGCAGCGGCCTGCATGGCGGCGGCGACACGCTGCAACCGCTGATCGATCGCGGCGAGCGCTGCGGCGAGTTCGTCGAACGTCGTCGACTGTTCGGAGGTCAACGGCTTGTCGTCGTCCTCCGCCTTCACGATGTCGCCCATTTTCGCCACGATCGCGGCGCGCTGGCGCTTCAACTCGCGGTGTTTTTCGCTGAGTCCAGACATTCCCAGGTTCCTCTTGCAATGCGCGGCGCGGTGTCGCGTCGTCGCGCGTTAATTCCGGTTGCAGCTGTTCGACGACAGAACGGGCAACGTCAGCCCCCCGTCGCCATCGCGAGTTGGAACACGCGGCGTCGGCGTGCTCGTGCTCTTGCTTGTTCTTCGTTGAAGGCGGTCACTTCCTCGCCAGTCGTTGGCGTGGCGTCGGAAGCAATGGCGGTGCCCTCGCCCGGCCCAGGCGCGTCAATCAGCGCCTCCGGGTTGGCGGGAACGGTGACGATCGACCACTCGACCAGTTCTTGTTCTTGAAAGTCGATGCCGGGAAACCAGTCTTCGGCGCCACGGTCTTTGTCGGTCGTGTAATCCCACTTCGTCGGGCGGAACCCGACCGAGGTCGCGGCGATGAACCCGGCCTTTGCGAGCCGATACACAGTGTCGGCGAAGGCGCCACCTTCCGGCAGCGCTTCCGGGATGAACTCGACCGACGCTTTCAACGCGCCGTCTTCAATGCCCAGGTCGAACGCGCGGCCGATCGGCAGGCGCGACGAGTCGTGCGCCCACAACACCACGGGGTTGCGGCGGTATTGTTTCAGGTCCCAGCCGGCGATGGCGACCCGATCCAGTTCGCGGTCGATCGCGTCGGTCGAGATCGTGAAGCGCAGCGCCCGCTTGTCGCCGTCGATCGCGATCGGGGGCGCGATCAGCTGCTTTCGCAGGGCGAGACTGGCGCGGGTGACATTGCGGCCCCGGTTCAGCGTTTTGAATTGCGTTGCGCTAACGACCAGCATTGTCGACCTCCCCCGGTTCGGGCTTCGTCGCGGCAGCTGTCGGCGCGTTCGCGTTCTCGGTCGGCGCCGTTGTGGTCTGTGCGAGGTTGTCGGAAGGGACGGCGGTATTAAGTGGCACGCGGTATTCGTCGCCGCTTGGATCAGGGATCGGGTCGAGGTTTTCTTTCGCCCGCACTTCGTTGCGGTTCAGCCACCCGTTAAGCGTGCCGATCTGATATGCCTCATACCGCGTTTTCATGTCGCCGCGCGTCATGTCGTCAAAGTCTAGTTTGCATTCCAGAGTCAGGCGTTCGTCGTCGAACAACAGATGATGGTCGAACAGCTGCTCGATCGACCGCGCGGTGGGCTTCAATGCGCTGTCGACGTATTGTTGGTTTTGCTGTTCAATGTTGTTCAACGTCGCTTTGTCGAGTTCGCCGAGGCGGTGCGGCGGCACGCCATACAGGCGGCAAATGTCGATCACCTGGAACCGGCGGGTTTCCAGGAATTGCGCTTCCTCATTGGTGATCGCGATCTTGTTAAACTTCATGCCTTCCTCAAGCACCGCCGCCTTGTGTGAGTTCTGCACGCCGGCATGCGTGTCGCGCCAGCTGTTCGCGATCCGGTCGGAAGCCTCTTTCGACAGCACGCCGGGATGCTCGATCACACCGCCGATCTGCCCGCCCTGGCGGAACAGCACGCCGCCGTGCTGTTGCGTCGCGAGCGCCAGACCGATCACGTCTTGCGCGATGGCGATCGGCGATACGCCGACGTAGCCGTCCATCGATATGTTCTTAATGTGGATCATGTCGTCCGGCGGCACGACGATGCCGTAGCCAAGGCGACGCGAGTTAATGCGATACCAGAGTTCCCCGTCGTCGCTTAGCATCATCGTCACGCGGTCAGGTGCGACGGGCACAAGCTCGATCGGGTTGGCGTCTTTGTCGCGTTCCACCACTATGAAGGCGTTGCCGCGCAGGCAGATCGAGGTCACGGCGTAGCCGATGAACTCGAACCATGTCTGCCACTTGTTCGGGCGGCGGAATAGCTTGTTGAGCGGGTGTCGCGGCTCGCGTCTGTAGCCGCCACCGCCCAGGCGTCGGCGGAGGAACGGCTGCAACATGGCAATGTCTTGGCTGATCGCGCGGATGCACGAATACACCGCAGCCGCCTGCAACGCCGTGAACGGTGTAACCGGGACCCCGGTGTTCGACGCGTAGCCGCCGAGGGCAGCGTAAAGCATCGGTTGCGGCCACCCCAGGCCCCCGAGGGTCGAGGTCGCGGCGCCCGCGTCTTTCGTCTCGGGTGCGGACTGTGGTGACGATCCCAGCAGCCAGAGGCCCAGGCGTTCGCGGAACGTCATCCTAGCACCGTCAGGCCGCGGCGTTCATAAACCGACGTTGCGTCGGTCTGGTCGAGGGCGCGGGCAATCGCCATGATCAGCGCAACAGCTGCGTCGATCTTGTTTTCCGGTCGCGCCTTCTTCGGATACACGTTGTCGCGCGCATCGGTGTGTCCCACGACATTGCCGATGCACCAGGACAACGGGCCGTTCATGTCGTGCTGAATGCGCCCGCCGCGTATCGCTGCTTCCAACTCGCGCGTCGGCGGCGAAAAGTTCTGTGTGTTGCTGCGGAACTCGACGCAGGGAACGCCCTGACTTTGCAGGCGCTGTGCAAGGTGGATCGAGTTCCACGGGTCGAACGCGAGCGAGCCGACGCGGAAGCGTTTGCACAGATCGAGGATGTCAGACTCGATCCATGAAAAGTCTGTTTCGTTGCCGGGCGTGACGATTAGTTCGCCGTTGGCAGCCCACCCCGGATATGACGGGTTGCGCGCCTCCATCACCGCCGCTTCGTTAAGGTAGCAGCGGGCAAACACTGTGAACGTCAACGACTGCTTATCGTCGACCGTGACGGTCTGCGGAAACACCAGCACGACGGCGGCGAGATCGGCGCGCGACGCGAGATCGAGGCCGATATGACAAGGGCGGCCCTCGAACGCGTCGAGACGCAAGGCGGGATCGCCGCAGGCATTCCAGTCGCGGGTTGAGAACAGCGCTTCGTCTGCACCGACCCACAAGTTAAGGTGGCGGGTCCTGGCCGACGCCTCTTGCGCGGGGTTGTTGCGCGCCTGTCGCATGATCGCGCGGATTGCGTCGGGTTGAACCGAATGGCCCCAGCCAGGATTGGCCTTGATCCAGGTTGCTTCGTCCCACGGGTCGTCGTCGTCGTCGATCGAGTAGATGATCCCGAACAGACGATCGTCGTCCTGCCCCTGTTGCAGCACGCGCAGCACATAGTCCCACACCTGCTTGCCGATGCCGGCGCTGTTCGACGTGGCGGTCGAGATCGACAACAGGAACGGTTGCCGGCGCTTGCCCATCGCAGTCCGCAACGCGTCATAAACTTCGGCGGTCTTGTGCGAGCCAATTTCGTCGCACACGGCAACCGCGACGTTGAGCCCGTCGAGGGCCTTCGCGTCGCTGCTTATCGGAATGAACCTCGACGCGGTGTGTTCCTGGAAAATCGAGTTTGTTAACACGCCCACGCGCCATTCGCGTTGCATGTCGGGCGAACGGCGGACCATGTTCTGCGCGGTGTCGAACAGGATACGGGCTTGATCGCGGGTCACAGCTGCGGCGTAGCCTTCCGCGCCGCCCTCGCCCTCGCCGAACGTCATATACATCGCCAACGGCGCGCTGATCGTGGTCTTGCCGTTGCCCTTCGGCACAAAGATACCGGCTTGACGGAAGCGGCGCGTCGTCGTGCCACGTTCCATGAACCCGAAGATGTTGCAGTAAGCAAACTTCTGCCAGTCCATTAACCGGATCGGCTGGTTTGCTTCCGGCCCTTTGATGTTCGGCATTTGCTGCGCGAACAGCATGGCGCGGATCGCGGCATTGTCGTCGAAAGACCAGGCCCCTTGCTTGCGCGTCGCCTCGTGATGGTCTCGCAGGAAACGATCGCACGCGAGTCGAGCATGGACCGAGGCGGCGGCGGGAGTGTCGGCAGTGTGCTGCGCGTAGGCGAGCGCGTCCTGCACGAACCGGCGCGGATCAGTCTGGTCGAGGGGCGGCGGACCGCGCCTACTTCTTGCCACCCGGTATCACCTGCAGCGCGGCCCAGGGGTTGGCGCGCGGGTCGTCGTCGTCGTCGGGCTTGTCGTCGTGCGGCGCATACAGTTTCAGACGCGGGCGCGCAGCTGGCGAGAACCCAAGCTCTTGCGCGCAGCGGAACATAATCTGCGCGCTCTTGTTCAGAATATCGTTGTAAGGCGACGGCATGAGGCCGAGCGGCCCTTTAACCAACAGCTTTAGGCGGGTGTCCTGATCGAGCAAGGCTTGCATGAGCCGGGCGGTGTTGTGGCGGTCCTCCGCCTCGACCCAAATTTTTAACATGCCCCGGTCGATCAGCTTAACGACGCCCTTCGGCATGTGTGCGATCGCATAGCGCCAGCCGGCTTCCTGGCTGTCAGTGAGGTCTGGCGGCGGTTCTTCTAGGTCGCCGAGCGGCACGGGCTCATGCTTCCGGTCGCGCCCGTGG